ATGGCTGACGTCGTGCCTGCCCGTTCCGACCGTGACGAAGCCGCGTCCGGGCAACACTGGCAGAAGCGGTTCCTCGACACCCTGACCGCGACCTCGAACGTCGAACGCGCCGCGGCCACTGCCGGCGTGAGCATCGCCGAAGCCTTTCATGCCCGCCGCGCCGAGGCCGAATTCGCCCGCGCGTGGCAGAACGTGATCGCCGATGGCTATCTCGCGCTCGAACTGGAGCTGATCCGGCGGTTGCGCCATGGCGATGCCAAGACCGCCGATGCTGAGAAGTTCGACTTTGCCAATGCCATTCGCCTGCTTGCTGCCCATCGCGACGGCGCGGGCCGCGGGGCCAATCAAGTGCGCGATGTCAGCGCCGCCGAAGTGCGCGCCTCGATCGACCGCAAGATCGAGGACATCCGCCGCCGCATCGCGCGCGAGAAGGCGGCTGCCGAAAGGCAGAGTGAATGAGCGGCCCCTATGACGAAATGATCAATCAGATGGCCGATCTGAAGAAGAACGAAGGCGAAAAGGCCGAAAGCGAAAGGGTGTGCCGCGAGCTGACAGAGGAGCTGGATCAGGATCAGAAGAACAGCTTCGCCTACCTCTGGGAATATGCCGCCCGCCCAAACCAGCTCGCGCCGCCGGGCGATTGGCGGGTGTGGATGATCATGGCCGGGCGCGGATTCGGCAAGACCCGCGCGGGCGCCGAATGGGTGCGGATGATCGCCGACAGCAACCCCGATGCCCGGATCGCACTGGTCTCCTCCTCGCTGGCCGAGGCGCGGGCAGTTATGGTTGAGGGCGAAAGCGGGCTGCTGGCGATCTGCCGCCCGGGGCACAAGCCGCAGTTTGAACCCTCGCTCCACCGCATTCGCTTCGCAAACGGGGCGCAGGCGCAGCTGTTCTCGGCTGCCGAACCCGAGGCGCTGCGCGGGCCGCAGCACAGCCACGCCTGGTGCGACGAGATCGGCAAGTGGCCGCTCGCCAATGAGCGGGCGACACGGTGCTGGGACAATCTGATGCTCGGCATGCGCTTGGGCGAAGACCCACGCGTTGCCGTCACCACCACGCCGCGTGCGGTGCCACTGGTGAAGCGGCTCGTGGCGCAGGCAGCGAGGGGCGATGAGGTCGTGGTCACCCACGGCAAGACCGGCGACAATGATCGCCTGCCTGATCGCTTCCATGACGCGATCAACAGCGAATATGCCGGCACGCTGCTTGCCCGGCAGGAAATGGACGGCGAGCTGCTCGAGGATATCGAGGGCGCGCTGTGGACCCGCTCGCTGCTCGAACAGTCGCGCGAGGCGGGCGCGGTGCCCGAGGCGGCCCGCATCGTCGTCGCAGTCGATCCGCCCGCAAGCGCCAATGGTGACGAATGCGGAATCATCGTCGCTGCGCTTGGCGTCGACGGGATCGCGCGGGTGGTGGCCGATTGCTCGCTTGGCGGCGCATCGCCCGCAGACTGGGCCAAGCGGGTCGCCGAAACTGCGAAGGAATGGGACGCCGACCGGGTGGTTGCCGAAGCCAACCAGGGCGGCGCGATGGTCGAAACCGTGCTTCGCGCGGCCGATCAGGCCTTGCCGGTCAAGCTGGTGCACGCCTCGCGCGGCAAGGTCGCGCGGGCCGAACCGGTCGCGGCGCTCTATGCTGCAGGCCGGGTGCGCCACGTCGGCATCTTCGCGCGGCTGGAAGACCAGCTGTGCGGATTGCTTGTGGGCGGCACCTATGCCGGACCGGGGAACAGCCCCGACAGGGCCGACGCACTGGTCTGGGCGATGAGCGAATTGCTGCTGGGGCGGCACTCCAGACCGAGCGTCACCGCACTCTAGCGCCCGGCCCGATCACGAGGCCGGACAGGCGCCATTCCTGTCAAACGAAGGAAATCCCATGACCCTGCTCGACATCTTCCGCTCCGCCTTCAAGGGCGGGGACCACAGCCGCGTGCCGCTCGCTTCCGGCTGGCCGCAGGGCTGGATTCCTGCTTTCGAGAGCGGGGCCGCAGGCTGCCACTACACCTATGATCGCGGCATCCGCGAAGGCTTCCTCGCCAACCCCATCGCTCAGCGGTCGGTGCGGCTGCTGGCCGAGGGGGTGGGGCAAGCCCCGCTCGCCTGCTCCGATCCGCGCCTCGCCGCGCTGGTCACTGCGACCAGCGCGGGCCAATCGCTGGTCGAAACGCTGGCGGCGAACCTGCTGCTGCACGGCAACGCTTACGTCCAGATCATCAAGGACGCAGGCGGCACGCCGGTCGAGCTGTTCGCCTTGCGCCCTGAACGGGTGAAGGTGGCGCTCGACAGCCGTGGCTGGCCGGTCGCCTATGACTATACCGTCACCACGCATGTGACCCGCATCCCGGTTGACGACGAGAACGGCTGGCCCGAGATCATCCCGATCCGCGCGATGCACCCGCTGGACGATTACTGCGGCGCGGGCGCGCTTGAAGCGGCGTGGCAGGCAGTGCTGATCCACAACGCCGCAACCGCCTGGAACCGCGCGCTGCTCGACAACGCGGCGCGGCCCTCGGGCGCGCTGGTCTATGAGACCGGTGACGGCGCGGCGCTGGCGCACGAACAGTTCGAACGGCTGAAGCGCGAGCTCGACATTGCCTTTTCGGGCGCGGCCAACGCGGGCCGTCCGATGCTGCTCGACGGCGGATTGAAGTGGCAGAGCATGGCGCTGAGCCCTGCCGACATGGACTTCGCCACGCTCAAGAGCGCAGCGGCGCGCGATATTGCGCTGGCCTTCGGGGTGCCGCCGATGCTGCTCGGTCTGCCCGGCGACAACACCTACGCCAATTACCGCGAGGCCAACCGCGCGCTGTGGCGGCTGACGCTGCTGCCGCTCGCCGAAAAGCTGTTCGCCGCCATCCGTGAGGGGCTCGCCCCATGGTTCCCGGATGCCCAACTCGGGGTCGATCTCGATCAGGTGCCCGCGCTGTCCGAAGACCGCGAGCGGCTGTGGTCACAGGTCTCCGACGCTGATTTCCTGAGCCGCGCCGAAAAGCGCCAGATGCTTGGCTTCCCGCCCGAGGAGACTGCCCAATGAGCAGAGAAGACTTGCTGGCCAGCCTGATGGCGCAGGCGCGCGAGGAGGGGGCGGGTCTCGTCTCCCTGCGCGCGATCGTCGAGGAAGCGAGCGCGCTTGCCACCGATCGTGCGCTCGAACGCCTAGGGCTCGCCGACGCGGGCGCAGAGGGCGATCTCGTCGAACTGCGCGAACTGCTCCAGGCGTGGCGCGATGCCAAGACCAGCGCTTGGAAGGCCTTCATCGACTGGACCATCCGCGGCGTGCTGGCGCTGCTGCTGGTCGGGATCGCGGTGCGGCTCGGCGTGTGGAAGCTGCTGTGATGGCGCCCCCGATCCGCTTTGCCGGATATGCCGCGCTGTTCGACATCGCCGATGCCGGGCGCGACACGATCCGCCGCGGCGCCTTCGCCCGCACGCTGGCAGCCCGTAACACGCCGCTGCCGCTCTACTGGCAGCATCGCCCCGATCAAGTGATCGGCGTGATCGAGCACGCCGCCGAGGATGGGCGCGGATTGCGTGTGATCGCCCGGGTCGACCGCCTCGCCAGCCGCGCAGCACAATTGCTCGCTGCCGGACAGGTCAATGGCCTCAGCTTCGGTTTCCGCACCCGCGCTGCGCGGCAATCTGCTGCGGGGCGCGAACTGCTCGAAGTCGAACTGTTCGAAGTCAGCCTCGTCACTCACCCGCTTCATCCGCTGGCGCGCGTGCATCTGATTAATTGAAGTTTTTGTCTTACCTCAAGCGCCGGCAGCCGCATCCGCGGCTTTGGCTTTCCTCGCTCCCTCCGGTCGCTGCGGGCGGCCGGTCGGCCTTGCGGTCGCGTTGCGACCGATGACCCGCACCACATCGACCTTCCCGCATGGCCGCCATTGGGGCGGCCTTTTTTCTGCCCAACCGAAAGGCCACTGCCCCATGGATAACATGCCCACTCCCACCACCAACGCCGCCGCCGATCCGCTCGATGCGAGCTTCGACATCGTCGCCCGTCAGGACCAGGCCGAAGCTGCCATCACCGCGCTGCGCGGCGATGTCGACGAGGTGAAGGCGCGGCTCGACAAGGTTGCCCGCGCCGCCACCCGTCCGGCGATGGGCGGTGCCGCGCCCGTTGCCGATGCGCCTGAAGTGAAAAGCTTCGTCGATGGCTACTTGCGGCTCGGCCGCGAGACCGAAGTGAAATCGCTGAACGCCGTCAACCCGGCCGACGGCGGCTTTGCCGTGCCGCGCCAGATTGACGCCGCCATCGCCTCGCGCATTCTCAAGATGAGCCCGATCCGTTCGGTCGCGCAGGTCGTGCAGACCGGCACTGCGGGTTATCGCAAGCTCGTCGCCACCACCAACGTCGCCTCGGGCTGGGTCAGCGAAACCGCGCCGCGGCCCGAAACCGGCACGCCCCAATTCGCCGAAATCGCTCCGCCGAGCGGCGATCTCTACGCCAACCCGGCGGCAAGCCAGGCGATGCTCGACGATGTCGGCTTCGATCTCGAAAGCTGGCTGGCGAACGAGATCGCGACCGAATTCGCCCGCGCCGAGGGAGCTGCCTTCGTCAAGGGCACAGGCGTGAACCAGCCCGAAGGCTTCATCACCGGAACCAAGTCGACCGCCGAAGATGGCGTGCGCGCCTTCGGGACGATGCAGTATATCGGTTCGGGCAGCGCCACCGGGCTCGGCACTGCGCTCGACACCAAGCTGATCGACCTCATCCACGCGCTTCGGCCCGGCCATCGTCAGGGCGCGGTGTTCGTGATGAATTCGACGACGCTCGCCGCGGTGCGCAAGCTCAAGACGGCGGACGGCGCGTTCCTGTGGCAGCCGGGTCTGGTCGACGGCCAGCCCAACCGCCTGCTCGGCTATCCGGTAATCGAGGCCGAGGATATGCCCGATGTCGCTGGCGCCGCCTACCCGATCGCCTTTGGGAACTTCCGCAATGGCTACCTGATCGCCGAGCGCAGCGCCACGCGGATCCTGCGCGATCCCTTCAGCAACAAGCCCTTTGTCCACTTCTACGCCACCAAGCGGCTGGGCGGGAAGGTGCTCGATTCGGCGGCGATCAAGCTGCTCAAGATCGAGGCCTGAGGCCCCCTGTTCCCCGGCAGCGGCGCGTGCCCCCTTCGCGCTGCTGCCGGGCTCTCGCGCCCGCATCGCCTCAGGCCGTTCCTCCCGCCTGAATGCCGCGATGCGGGCGCACCCTTGTGAATTCTCAATCGGGAGTAACCGCGATGCAGCGGACAATCGTGCAGCCCCCTGTGCCCGGCGACGCTGCGCTGGCGGAACTCAAGCACTGGCTCGGCATCACCCGCCCCAACGAAGACGCGACGCTGAACCAGCTGCTCGCAACCAGCCTTGCAACCTGCGAGGCCTTCACTGGCCGGACGCCGCTCAGGCAGACGGTCGAGGAGATCATTCCGCTGGTCGGCGGTTGGCAGGAACTGGTCTCACGCCCGGTGCAGAACATCACCGCTGCCGCAGTGATCGCGCAGGATGGCACCCGCACCGCGCAAGCGCTGGATGGCGATGCGTTCGAATGGCGGATCGGGACGAGCGCCTGCATCCAGTTGCTGCGCCCGTTCGAAGGCCGCGGGCTGGCGGTGGAGCTGGTGGTCGGGATCGCGGCCGACTGGAACACGCTGCCTGCGCCCTTGCGCCACGGCATCGTCCGGCTCGCCGCGTTCCATTTCCGCGACCGCGAGGGCAAGGCGGGCGCAGTGCCGCCTGCCAGCGTCACTGCGCTGTGGCGCCCGTGGCGCGAGGTGCGGCTGGGATGATCACGGTCGCCACCCAATACGCGGCGCTCGTCCAACGTCTGCGCGCACGCGCGGCGCGGCTGGCCGCCTCCTATGGCACCTCCCGCACGCGCCGCCGCGGTGCTCGGTCGCCCACCGACTGGCACTCAGCCACTGACCTGTGGCCCGACTTCACCGGAGTAAGCCGCAATGGAAAATGACCTGCGCGCTGCGCTGATCGCCTGGCTGCGCGCCGACCCGGCGCTCGCCCCCATTAACGCGATCGAGGAGGAAGCCCCGCTCTCCACCACCCCGCCGTGGCTCGGCATCGCCGCGAGCGCGTCGATCGACTGGGGCACCAAGGATCGTGCGGGGCGCGAGGTGCGCATCGCGCTCGAACTCGAAAGCCGCACCGATGCCGTCGCTGAAGACGCGCCCCTGCTGAGCGCCATCGGGCGGCGGGTGCTCGATCTACCGCCGTTCCATTCCGGCTTCGAGCTCGCCTCGATCCGGTTCCTGCGCTCGCGCAGCGAGGCCCGCGCCGACAATCTGCGCGGAGCGCTGTTCGAATACCGCTTCCGCATTTTCGAACCTCTTTGACGGAGTGACCCCCATGCCCGCACAATCCGGCGCTGCCTTCCTGCTAAAGATCACCAACGGCGCGACGCCCGCAGTCTACCAGACCATCGCAGGGCTGAGGACCACGCAGATGTCGATCAACGGCGACACCGTGGTCGTCACCCACAAGCAATCGGGTGGCTGGCGCGATCTGCTTTCGGGCGCGGGAACGCGCTCGGTCTCTGTCAGCGCGGCGGGGATCTTCCTCGGCAGCGCGGCCGAGAACACGGTCCGCAGCCGCGCGCTCGACGGGACGCTCGACGATTACGAACTGTCCTTCGAAGACGGCGCGAAGCTGCGGGGGAGCTTCCTCGTCCAGCGGCTCGATTATGCCGGCGATTTCAATGGCGAGCGCAGCTACACGCTCCAGCTCGAAAGCTCGGGGCCGGTGGTGGCGGCATGACGCGAAGCGCCAACCCCATGCGGGGCGAGACCACGCTCGCGGTCGCGGGCGTCAGCTATGTGTTGCGTCCGAGCTTCGAGAACCTTGTGCTCGCCGAAGCCGAATTGGGCTCGCTCTTCGCGCTGGTCGAGCGCGCAGCGGCAGGCGGGCTGACGCTCACCGACATGACCGCCCTGTTGTGGCACTGCCTGCCGTCCGAGAACCGTCCCGAGCGGGTCGCGGTGGGCGAAGCGGTGCTGGGCATGGGGCTGGTCGACGCGACCGTTCCGGTGCGCGGCGTTCTGGCGCAGGTCCTTCAGGGCGAGGCATGACTGCCTCGTTCGGCGAGGCCGCGCTGCGCTGGGCAAATCTTGCCGCGCAGGTCCTTGGCTGGCGCCCTGCTGAATTCTGGGCCGCCACCCCGGCCGAATTGGCAACGGCGCTGCGCCCCCTCGACGAAACCACCTCCCTTCCCCCGCCAAGCCGCGAGGCAATCGCCCGCATGATGGAGCGCGACGCCGATGAACGATAATTTCGAAGAACTGGTGGTCGACGTGCGCGCCAAGACCGATGGCTTCGCCAGCGATCTGGAGACGATGCGCCGCTCGCTGGACGGCTCGCTCACCGATGGCTTCAGCCGTGCGGGCGCAGTGCTGGAACGCGGCCTGCTCGGAGCGATCCGGCGCGGCAGCCTTGGCTTTGAAGACCTGAAGCGCATCGCTTTCAGCGCGCTGGCCGAAATCGCGGCCTATGCGTTGCAGGCCGGTATCGGCAGCCTGTTTGGCGGCGGCGGGGCCGGGGGCGGCGGCAACGCAGGGGGCGGGATCAACAATCTGCTTGGCGGCGCGATCGGCGCGCTGTTCGGACTGCCCGGCCGCGCGACGGGCGGTCCGGTCTCCCCGGGCCGTGCCTTCTTGGTCGGCGAGCGTGGGCCCGAGGTGTTCGTGCCAACAACCTCCGGCCGGGTCGAAAGCGGCCCTGTCGGCGGCCAGGGCCGTGATGTGCGGGTCGCGATCCAGGTCGCCGTGCCACGCGGACAGGCCGCGCCGACTGCGATGCAGCGCTCCTCGCGGCAGATCGCCAGCGCGGTGCGCCGTACGCTGCAACAGTACTGAGCAAGGGACACGCCGATGGCATTCTGGCTCGCCCGCGAACGCCGCGCGCAGGAAAGCACCTTCATGCAGCGCTTCGATCCGCGCTTCTGGACCGTCAACTTCCCGCGCCCCGCGATGGCCTCGGTGATCACGACCGGGCCCGATAGCTTGCGGGTCGATTGCGAGCTGCACACGGCAGGCGAGATCGTCGGGCTGATCTGGGAGAGCGTCGACACGCTCGATCACCCGCTGCTCGCCTATGCGACCAACCGCGATTATCGCAACACGATGCTCAGCTTCCGCTGGCAATCGACGGGTGTGATCGCGCTCGACCAGCCCAACGGCCCGACCCTGACGATCGAAGGCCGCGATGCCGCAGGGTTGCCGCGCGTCTGGTACATCCGCTTGTGGAACTACGCGGTCGGCACGCCCACCGACGCGCAAATCAGCCTGCCCCTATCGAAGCTGCAAAGCGGCTTCACCTTGCCCGGTGAGCGGATCTTCGGGGGCGACATTGACCGCATGTTCATTTCGCTGGCCGCCCCTGGCTTCGTTGCGGACAGCACCGATGCGCTCCCGGCGCGGTTCAACGGATCGGTGACAATGTCGGGCATCCGCGCCGAGGGAGCGCGGGCAATGATCGAATTGGGTGACGTGATCGCCCCCCCACATGGCGAACGCATGGCGACAGCCTATGACGATGCCTACAACCAGACTCCGGCCCGGATGCTGCGCACCGTCACCGGGCTCGGCTACCGCGATGACATCGTCCACTATGTCGGGATGAGCCATTTCATGCGGCTCGTGCGGCAGAGCGATGGCTCGTTCAAGGCCGATACGACAGGCGCGCTGTGCACCCCGGCGGCCGCGTGGCATGGCAATTTCCTCGCGCAGGCGAAAGCAAGCGGGCTCGAAGTGATCGTCTCGCTGTCCTACGAGCTGTTCGATTCCTATTGCCTTCCGGGCTGGAAGCAACGCACCGCCAACGGCACCGCTGCGCTGACAGCCTATGTGCCGCCCTCGGTCCTGCTGTCGCCGACCAATACAGCGGTGCGGACATGGCTGGCAGGCGCCGCCGGCGGCTTTGTCGCGCTGCTGAGGGCCGCCGGACAACCGGTCCGCTTCCAGATCGGCGAGCCGTGGTGGTGGGTTACCGCCAGCCGCCAGATCTGCCTCTACGACGCCGCCTCCAGGGCCGCGCTTGGCGGCAACCCGGTGGTGATCGCGGACATGACCGCTCCGCTCAGCGATGCCGCCAAGGCCTTGCTCGATGCGGCCGGGGTGCTGCTCGCGCAGTCGACTGCGGCGCTGACCGCAGCCGTGCGGGCCGCAGCGCAAGGGCCCTCGGAAGTGTTGCTGCTGGCCTTCACGCCAACGATCCTCGCGACCAGCATGCCCGAGCTTTACCGCGCCAATCTGCCGACCGGATGGGCCGCGCCCGCCTTCGACCGCTTGCAGGTCGAAGACTACGACTGGCTCACCACCGGAGCCGATGCACTGCGTCGGGCGGCCTACAGCTTCGTCAACAACCGGCTCGGCTATCCGCTCGAAGCGCAGGACTATTTCGCCGGCTTCGTGCTCGACCCGGCCAATGCCGAGCCTTTCTGGACCCGCATTGACGCCGGGCTCGACGAGGCCGCCGTGCGCGGCATCGCGCGCCGCTATGTCTGGGCGCTGCCTCAGGTCAGCCGTGACGGCTACACCCGCCTCGCCCCATCTCCGGAGCAAATCATGGATCCCTTCGACGACGTGCTCTATCCCTTCGCGCTCGGGCGGAGCGCCTCGGTCGCACCCGAATTCTCGACCACGATCGCGGTCACCGCATCGGGGCACGAACGGCGCAATTCGCTGTGGTCGGACGCGCGCCTGCATTTCGATGTCGGTCCCGGCATCCGCTCGGAAACCGAACTGGCCGATCTCATCGCCTTTTTCCGCGCGCGGCGCGGCCCGGCTCGTGGCTTCCGGCTGATGGACCCCTTCGACAACAGCTCGAACGGCATGGCCGGAACCCCGACCCGGCTCGACCAGCTGCTCGGGCTGGGCGACGGCTTCAAGGCGGATTTCCAGCTGGTGAAGCTCTATGGCGGCAGCACCGAACCGCAGGTGCGCGCGATCACCCGCCCGCGGGCCGATACGCTGGTGGTAAGCGTGGGCGGCGTTGCCACCACCGCCTGGACGCTCGGTCCGCTCGGCATGCTCCGGCTGACCACCGCGCCAGCCTTCGGCGCCGAAGTGCGCGCCGGCTTCCGCTTCGATGTGCCGGTGCGCTTTGCCGAGGATCGGCTTGACGTTTCGGCGGTGAACTTTGCCGCTGGGGAAGCCCCCTCGGTGCCGCTGATCGAGATCAGGGAGACCGCCTGATGCCGCGCGTGTTCTTCGACCGCGAGCTTGATACCGTGGCGACCTTCTGGCGCATCTACCGCCGCGATGGCAGCGCGCTCGCCTTTACCAGCCATGACCGCGACCTCACCTTCGGCGGTCTCAAACACCGCGCTGCGCCTGGAATGGTGCCAGCTGCGATCCGGCTCACCGCCGAACTCGCCAATGACAGCGCAGAGGTGCAGGGCGCGCTCAGCCACGATTCGATCCGCGAGAGCGAACTTGCCGCCGGGCTGTATGATGATGCCGCAATCGAGATCGGCGCGGTCGATTGGGTCGGTCTCGAAAGCCACACGCTTTACACCGGGCAGATAGGCCGGATCGAAGATGACCAGTCGCAGTTCTCCGCCGAACTGCGTTCGAACAAAAGCCTGCTCGAACAGGACCTTGTCCCGCGCACCTCCCCTACTTGCCGTGCTGCCTTCTGTGGAAAGGGCTGCGGGCTATCGGCAGTGCGCTTCACGTCGCAGCAGGTGCTGGCAGAGATCGATCTCGAAGGCAACCGGGTGCGCTTTGCCGGGCTCGATGGCGAGGCGCATGTCGATGGGCGACTGCGTTTCATGGGAGGGCCGCAGACCGGCGTTGGCTTCGGCATTATCGATGCCGATCAGGACTGGCTGGTGCTCGACCGGCCGCTGGTCGATGGCACCTTGCCCGGCACCCGCGCGGAGCTGCGCGAGGGCTGCGATCACACGATCGCCACCTGTGCGGGCCGGTTCGACAATGCCGCCAATTTCCGCGGCGAGCCGTTCCTGCCGGGCAACGACCTGCTCGCGCGCTACGGCCAATCATGAGCCAGCGCGGAGAAGCTGTCGCACGGGCCGCGCTCGGCCTGGTCGGGTGCCGATTCCGCCTGCACGGGCGCGACCCGGCAACCGGGCTCGATTGCATCGGGCTGGTTCATGCCGCGCTCGCCGCTGCCGGGGCCACTCCGGTGGCGCCGCACGGATACGGCCTGCGCAACATTACAATCGACGGCTGGCTCCCCAATGCGTCGCAATCGGGTCTCGTCGAGGCGCACGGGTCGATCCGCGCGGGCGACGTGCTGCTGCTTGGGCTTGGATATGCGCAGCATCATCTGGTGATCGCGATTGACGCCGTCAGCGTCGTCCACGCCCACGCGGGCTTACGCCGCGTGGTCCGTCAGCCGCGCGAGCGCGCCTGGCGGATCGAGGCCGCGTGGCGCATCGCTTCCTCTTGCGAAAGCTGATTTCATGGCGACTTTGCTACTGACCACTATCGGCAGCGCGATCGGCGGACCGCTGGGCGGGGCGCTCGGGGCGCTGGTCGGCAACCAGATCGATTCGCGCCTGTTCGGCCCCAAGGGGCGCGAGGGGCCGCGGCTCAAGGACCTGACCATCAGCACCTCGAGCTATGGCCAGCCGATTCCGCGCCAGTTCGGGCGCATGCGGGTGGCGGGCACCGTCATCTGGTCGACCGACCTGATCGAGACCAAGCAGAAGCAGAAAGGCCGCAAGGGCCAGCCTTCGACGACAACCTTTGCCTATTCGGCGTCCTTCGCGGTCGCCGTGTCGAGCACGCCGATCGACCGCGTCGGACGGATCTGGGCCGACGGCAACCTGCTGCGCGGGGCGCAGGAGGACCTCAAGGTCGGCGGCGCATTGCGGGTCTATCAGGGGTTCGGCGACGATCCGGTCGACCCCCTGATCGCGGCTGCCAAGGGTGCCATAGCGCCTGCCTTCCGCGACTGTGCCTATGTCGTTTTCGAGAATCTCGAGCTGGGCGACTACGGCAACCGCATCCCCGCGCTCAGCTTCGAAATATTCGCCGATGGCGGCGACGAGACGGTTTCGCTCGCCCAGCTGGTGCCCGGTGCCGTGCTCCAGCCCGCCGAGCCTCCACTGGCGCAGGCGCGCGGCTTTGCCGACGAGGGCGGCGCGCTCGCTTCGACGCTGGCGGCGATCGATCAGGTCATCCCCCTGGTCTGCGCCTCGGGTCACGAAGGCCTGACGATTGCGACCCGCTCCCAGCCGGGCGGCGAGGTGATGACGCTCCCGCCCCAACTGGCGCGCGACGAACAAGATCGCGACGAAACCCGCGTCAAGCAGCGCGCTGGCCTGCCCGCCCGCACCCCGGCGGCCTTGCGCTATTACGACGAGGAGCGCGACTATCAAACCGGCGTGCAACGCGCGAGCGGAACCCGCGAGGCGGGGCGCGAGCTGATGATCGATCTGCCCGCCACGCTTACCGCCAGCGGCGCACGACAGCTTGCCAACGACAGCGCCAACCGGGCGCGCTGGCAGCACGAGACCGTCACATGGCGGATCGGCGAGTTAGACCCGCGCCTTACTCCGGGCAGCATCGTGCGGCTGCCGGCAGCGCCCGGGAACTGGCTCCTGCGCAGCTGGGAATGGCTCGACCGCGGCGTCGCGCTCGAGCTTGAGCGGCTCGCCCCATCGGGCGGAACGCCGCGTGCGAGCGATGCGGGCGAGAACCTGCCGCCGACCGACCTGCCCGTTCCGGCGACCAGCCTTACTGCCTTCGAGGCCCCGCCAGAGGCAGGCGCGAACCCTGCCCAGCCGCAGATATTCGCCGCCGCATCGGCCGCCAACAGCGCGTGGCGCGGAGCGGCGCTCTATGCTGTGCAGGGCACGGCGCTGGTCGACCTCGGCACAACTGGCAGCCAGCGGGCGGTGACAGGCACGCTCGATGACCCGCTGGGGCCATCACCCTCGGTACTGTTCGAACCCGGCGCCGAGGCGGTTGTCCTGTTGACCGCAGCCGATCTTGAGCTACCCGACACCGATCGCGACGGGATCGTGGCGGGGGCCAACCGCATGATGATCGGGGGCGAGCTCGTTCAATTCCAGCGCGCAGAACCGATAGGGGACAGCCGCTGGCGGCTCACCGGGCTGCTGCGCGGGCGCGGCGGCACCGAGCCAGCCGCTGCCCTTGGTCACGAGGCCGGAACCCCCGCGATCCTGATCGACGACAGCCTCGTACCGCTTGATCCTGCGCTGGTCCCACCACTTGCCACCTCTCGCGTCGCAGCCATCTCGTCTGGCGACCCCGAGACCGTGATCGCTCCGCTCGCCAATGCCGGCCTTTCGCGCCGGCCGCTGTGCCCGGTGCATCCGCGCACAGCACAGGCCGCCGATGGCACCGCGACCTATTGCTGGACCCGCAGGGCGCGCGGACAATATCGCTGGGAGGACGGCGTGGAGGTCCCGCTGATCGAGGAGCGCGAGGCCTATCTCGTCGGCTTCGGGCCGGCCGATGCGCCCCACGCCACCTGGGAGCGCGGGACCTCGTCATTCCTGCTGACGTCCGCCGACCGCACCGGCCTTGTTGCCGCACATGGCCCCGGCCCGCTGTGGGTCCGCCAGATCGGCACCTTCGATCGCTCGCTGCCGCTGCTCCTTGCCAACCTCGCCTGA